GTGATTGAGAAGTCCGTGGCGCTCGGTTTTGTAGCCGGGGTGGCCGACACGATGGAAGGGATCCTGATCTGCTCGCCGGACTACGCAACCACGGGTCAGGCGCGGGACGTGGTCCTTCGTCATCTATTGCTCAATCCTCAGTCGCGGCACAAGACGGCTGCGGCTTTGGCTGTGGATGCTTTGAGCGCGGCGTGGCCGTGCAAGCGGGCAAAGTGATTGGAGCCAAAAATGTTTTTTAAGACTTACATGGGCGACTGTTTGGTTGAGGTCGAGGCCAAGATCAGCAGGAACTACCGAGCCAAGATCATCAGCATGACCATAAACGGTTTGGAGTTTGATATCGACGATCTGAACGCCAAGGCGCTGGCGAAGCTGGAAGACGAGGCCGATGAGAAGGCGATGGAGGTAGAGGAATGAGCCTACGAGAAGCAGCGCAGCAGGCGCTTGATACGTTGGAAGACCCGTGGAAGGTTTGCCCTGAGGGTGTAGCAGACGCAATCATCGCCCTGCGCACCGCGCTTGCCCTCCCCGGCAACGACTACGAGCGGGGCTTTGTGGATGGCATGTCCCATCAGGCCCAGTCCAGTGTGGACAGGGCTGTAAATGCGATGGCACGCAAGCCCTTGTCAGACGAAAAGATTTGGGACCTTTACTACGAAATGATCCAGGATGATCGTTTGAGTTTTGCCCGCGCCGTTGAACGCGCACACGGGATTGGGGGTGAAGCATGAGCGAGATCAAGGACGGTGGGGCAGCGTTCCCGCTGATGCGTTCAATCAACGGCAGCGACGGTATGACCCTGCGCGACTACTTCGCAGCACAAGCATTGGCCGGGATTTGCGCCAACCAAGACAACCGCGTGTATGGAAACTCAATGGAGTTTGCTAGAGCGGCCTACAGGCTTGCTGACGCCATGCTCACGGCAAGGGGGCAGGAATGACCTGCGAAATTTCCCCGGGGTTCCTGTTTGGAACCATCATCAGCATCATCATTGGCAGCGCCATCGGCGGCGTCATCTGGGGCTTCTTTGAAGCATGGTGGAAGGACAGACATGGAGCGTGACACCATCATCCGACTGGCGCGGCAGGCGGGGTTATGGCCAACAGAAAAATGGTCAAAAGAATACGGCATACCAACACCTAATGAGCAATGGTTGCCTGAACTTGAACGCTTCGCCGCCCTTGTTGCCGCCGCTGAGTGTGAGCGCAACGACGCCTACATCAAGTCATTGCATGAATCAGTGTCATGGCAAGCGGAACGGGTTATCGCGTGCCTCAAGGCGTTGGAGAAGGCGGTGCTGGCAGAACGAGAAGCCTGCGCGAAGGTGTGTGAGGAAGTCGGTGAACGTAGGCAGCACCTGATGCACAAGCACACCAGCAGTGAATGCGCCGCCGCCATCCGCGCAAGGGGGCAGGGATGATTGCACATTTTGAAGACGGCACTTCACGGGAGATTCGCCCCACGGCCCCAACGATGGGATTGCGCGTTGTTCGCTGGGAGTTTGACTTTAACGACATGTGTGAGTTATTGAAGAATCCTGAACTGTTGGGAGTACTTGCCACCCGTATGGCTCCATTGCAGGAGGGGGCATGACCAAGGAAGAACTGATCCGCATGGCGCGGAAGGCTGGGCTTCTGCCTCATCCAGAAAACATTGTCTACCAAGACCCAATGTTTGAAGGTCGCATCAAAACCTTCGCCGCCCTTGTCGCCGCTGCCGAGCGTGAGGCAATAGCTCAGATGATTGAAGACGCCCCACCGCTGGTCGAGTTTTCTCAAAACGATAAAGGTGGCTGCATGGTTTGTGGATTCACACCAAAACTAGCCTCTGCCGCCATTAGAGCAAGGGGGCAGGAATGACCAACATTAAAGCACTGCCCGGTGCCGTGGTGCCAACCAGCGAGCCCAACGAAGACCTGATACATGCTATCAAAGGAATGCTGGCGGATGCGGAGTCCGGCCTGTTGCAGTCGCTGTACGCCACCGGGTTTCGCGCCGATGGGCTGCGCATGTCCTGCATGTTCCCGCATAACAACGTGTACGAAGTTGTCGGGGCCATCGAATGGCTGAAGCACCAGTACATCGATCAAATGACGGAGCCACTATGAGCGGCGACCACAACGCAAACCAGAAGCCCAAGTCCTTCCTGGACGAGACAACCCTGGCCGATGCGCTGAGGCTCCTCAATGAGGCCGCTGAGCTGCAGCCAATCCAAAGGCGCCCCACCAAACTCATCGTCCCGCGCGTGTACTTCGACATCCTGATGTACCGCCCACCGATCAAGAAGGTCCGCGGTGCGCGGGCCCGGCGCCGTGCTCTGAATCGCCGCGCTAACGCGACATTTTTGAAACTGCTGAAGGAGTTCCAATGACACCAAGCATTTTGGAAGCGATGAAGTTTGTGAGATACGCGGACGTTTTCATGTGGTTCGATCTGGGCTTCGTGGACGTAGCTCGTCATGCCCAGGTGACCCAGAGCTACCAGACGGGCGAAGTTCCTGAAGTGCTGCACACCGAAAACATCCCGGACGAGATCCCGCTGCCGTTTGAGGACATTGGTGTGGTCTACGGGATTGGCCTCAAGGAGTCGCCTACTCTTGTTGTCAAGACCTTTTCCCGTTTCGACAACAACCTCCAGGTTATTTACTGGCGTCATAACGGCCACCGCTTGATCCTGAACCAGGACGGGAACCGCTCTTTACGCCGGCAGGCGGGGGAAGATGTCCCGGATTTGTGGTTTGACGGGGAGATCGTGGACGAGCTGGAGCGCAGCGGTAAATCCAAGCACGACATTCTCGAGAACGCCACGGACAACGCCCGCCGTACCTACGCGATGCTGTACATCGAGCTGGTGACCAAAAAAGCAAAGGTTGTTGCCCACCAGCCGATCCCCAACCCCAGCAACACCAAGCGTGTGGCCAAGGGTAAGAAGCCGTTGTTCGAATGGAAGGTCATCGACGTGACCGCCAACCAGATCCTGCCTGAAGCAGGCGCGCCGACTGGGCGCAAGCATGCCAGTCCCCGGCGCCATCAGCGCCGCGGTCACATGCGCAAGTACAAGAGCGGCAAGGTTACCTGGGTCAAACCCACCATGGTCGGACGTATTGAGTTCGGCTACATCCACCACAGTTACGAAGCAGCCCCCAAAGGAAACGACGATGAAACATGCCCAATTAGCCCAGTACCTCAACAACTCGATGCGGGAGTTTTGCGAACAACACACTGACACAACGCCGGAGGACATCCTGACGGCGCTGACCCTATCCCTGGCCATCCGTTGCCGCATGTACGGCATCGAGGTCGAGGACGTCAAAGCCAACCTCGATGAGGTCTTCAAATTCACCACCCCCTGCGAAGATGAAACACATTGAACTGCTCCAACGCTGCCACGACATTCTTCGTGGCGCGGTGATCCACACGCCCAGCGGCGTGCTCAAGCCCGCGGCTGATGAGCTGGCCAAGGCGATCAACGATTACCTGAACGAGGAACGCACCCACTCTGCCCGGTGTTGGGCCCGGGGCGCGGACCATTACGAGTGTGCCTACAGGCACATCAAGAAACTGGAGGCGCAGCTTGCTGAACTCAACGATTAAGCGAGGCAAGACCACCATCAAGGTCAACGCCATGGCCTATGCGCACATGGTGGAGCTGATGCTGGACGGCACGCATTCCTGCCAGGAGCTGGCCCGGGCCACGGGCCTTCATTACGTGACCGTGCTGGACTACACCCGTGCGATGCACAGGGCTGGTGCTGCACATATTTGTGCCTGGGAGAAGGACAAGCGTGGGCGGGACTTGATCAAGGTCTACCGGATCGGCAGAGGCCGTGATGCGAAGAGGCAGAAGTTGAGTGCTCGAGAGCGGTCAGCTAGGTACCGTGAGAAGATCAGACATCGAGAGTTGATGGAGAAGATATGCAGTGCCCCGAGTGCGGTTGCCCAACCCGCGTTGTTGAAACAAGACGAGCTGCAGGCGGCTTGAAGAGAAGGAGATACGAATGCCACAACCTCCATAGATTCACGACACTGGAACAAGTTATCAAACGCTCCCCGGTCCGCGGTCCAGTCATCAAGCCCGCTGTCCCGGAGGTTTGCAGTCCGTGGGGCTCACTCCACGCAGCATTTTTTAAGGAATCAGATCATGAGAAAGATGTCGCCTAAAACCAAGATGTTCTTGTCGGCGCTGAAGGATCCGCAGAATGCGGGTGTTTCTACCAATTCACTGGCCAGGAAGTACAAGATCGCTGCGGGCTATGCCTACAAGTTGGCAGCTCGCTCGGGCAAGACCCCGGTCAAGAAAGTCAAGAATGACAACGTCGAGCACCTGAAGAAGGCGCTGCAGCAGAAGATGCTCAAGACGATCCCGTTGCTGGAGACGCAGACGATTTCAATCAGCAGCCCGTCTCCTGTTTCGGCCAACGCGGTTCAGGTTGGTGGTGGTCACTACCAGACCAAGGCAATCCAGCCCTGGGACTACATCGTCAGCAACCGCCTCGGGTACCTGGAAGGCAATGTCGTCAAGTACGTCAGCCGCTGGCAGGAAAAGGGTGGGCGCCAGGACCTAGAGAAGGCCCGGCACTACCTGGACAAGCTGCTCGAAGTAACCGCCTGATTACTTGGCTTCTCCCCAGTTCGGTCCGACTTCCACATCGCACCGGCTGGGGACTTCCAGCTTCACGCAGTTGGCCATGATCTCCGCAGCCGCTTGAGCATGCTCGCGGTTGTCTGCACTGATCACCACCTCATCGTGCACCTGCAGCAGCAGGGTGAAGCCGGCCTTGGCCAGGGCCACCATTCCGGCCTTGGTCTGATCAGCGGCTGAGCCCTGGATGAGACGGTTCAGGCCCTTGTAGGTGCCTGCGCGCTTGATGCGTACGCCGTACTCAATCACCGCCTGCTCGCGCGGCAGCGCCTTGTTGACGCCCCATTCCATGGGCTCCCACAGCGGGAAGCGGCACTTACGGCCCAGCAGCGTGCGGATGGATCCGGCGGCCGCGGGGTGCTCAATGCGCTTCATCACCGCGTTGACCGTTCCGCGCAGGAAGGGGACCTTCAGGTGGAACTTGTCGATCAGCTCGCTGGCCTCGGACACGTCCAGGTCGAGCTGGGCGGCGAGCTTGTTCTTGCCCATGCCGTACATCAGCCCCAGACCGATGGTCTTGGCGGCCTTGCGTTTGATGCCGGCCATATCGGCCACCATCTGGTGGAAGTCGGTGTTGGGGTCGCTGCAGTAAGCGTCCACCATCCGGTCGGCGCCGGGGAGCTCCAGCAGGCTTGCGTAGTGCACCAGCAGGCGGGGCTCCTGGGAAGAGAAGTCGATGGATGCCCACTGCTGGCCTTCCTCGGGCAGGAACAGGCCCCGGACCATGGGCCCGATGATCTCGTGCCGGGCGGGCACCTGCTGCAGGTTGGGGTTGGCCGCCGACAGGCGCCCGGTCACCGTGCCGCCGTCATCAGAGCGCAGTTGGTTGAAGTGGCAGTGAATGCGGCCGGTGGCTTGGCTGAAGTTCAGGTAGGGCTGCAGGAACGTGCTGTGCGTCTTGTTGGTTTCCCGGGCCTCGACGATGAGTTTGGCAATCGGATGGCTGCAGCTATCCAGAAAGCTCTTGGTGAAGCTGGGAAGGCCGTTCTCGGTCTTGCTGTAGGGAATGGCCAGCTTGTCGAAGGCCAGGGCGATGCTCTTGGCCGCCCAGATGTCCACGCTGGTGCCTGCAAGATTCTTTATGTCGGCGTAGAGCTTTTTCTCCTGGGCTTGGAGCTGATCAATCAGGCGCTCGCACTTGGGGCGGTCAAAGCGCACGCCGCGCAGCGTCATGTCGATGAGCACCGGCAGCACCTGGGATTCGAGCTCGAAGATGGATTCGACTTCTTCCTGGCGCAGTTTGGTGCGCAGGTTCTGCCAGAGCTTCAAGGTCAGCGCGGCATCCTGCTCGGCGTACTCGCCGACGTACATGGCCGGGAGCTTCCAGAGTTCCTTTTTGGGGTGCACGCCGAAGTCGGCTGCGGCTTGCTTCAGGCCCTGCTCGGACTTGACTTCCTTGAGGTAGTCAAAGCCTAGCGCGTTGAGGCTGTAGCTGAACCGGTTCTCATCGATGAGAGGGGCGGCCAGCATGGTGTCGATGATGCGGCCGTTGATGGTGAATCCGCTTGCACGAAGCCATCCTGCATCGTAGGCGGCGTTGTGCATGATCTTGTCAGCAGGTGTGGCCAGGACGTCTGCAATCCACCGCTCGACGCGCTTTTTGTCGAGGTTGCCGCCACCGCCGTGGGCCACGGGAAAGTAACCGGCCCAACCATCCACAGCGACAGCGTAGCCAACGATAAAGCCGTCGCGGCGAGGCCAACCGGGACCCATAGACTCCATGTTGGGATCGCATGTCTCGAGGTCAATCGCTATCTCCTTGGCTGTGGACAAGTTGGGGAAAACTTCCGGTGCCACCCACTCGACATTGGAAGGGAAGAGGGAGATCGTGGTCACAGGCGGAATCCTTTTTCTTGATGCTTGGGAAGGATGAGATGCAGGGTTTTCTTGGCCCTGGTCACGCCCACGTAGAACAGGCGGTGGACGTTGTCGCCGTTGATGGCGTACTCTTTGGCGAACTTGGGGCTCAGGTCCATGAGCAGCATGACGTTGTCCGCCTCCCCGCCTTTGGCGCCGTGGATGGTGGACAGGCGGATGCGGGGGACCTCTGACAGCTTCGTGCCGCGGCGCAGCAACGCGATGAGGTATTCCCGGCGGTCGTCGGGGATCTTGGTCAGGGCTTCGTGCCAGATGACGTCCGTCTGCAGGCCGAAGTGCTCTTTGAGCTGCTCCAGGCTGTAGTGCTGGGTCGCCTCGCCGTGCTTGAAGGTCTTGTGGCCCCGGGCCACGGCACTCGTATCTAAGTACTTGTATATGTTCTTGATGGCCTCGCCCGATACGGTCTTGCCCCTGCGCAGCCGCTCCCAGTCCGCCACGGCGTGGGCGATGTTGGCTGACAGGCTTGGGATGCCGTTGCGCTCGAACAGCAGCCCCAGGCTCTTGAGCCACTCGTGGATGGGGTTGAGCATGTAGTTGGTGGCCGCTAGCAGCAGCCACTGGCCATCGGCAATGGGGATGTCTTCGAAGCGGTAGTAGGTACAGACTTCGCCTGCGAAGTCGCGGGGGCGCCAAGTCTTTTCCTGGCGCTCGCGGATGCGGGTGACGATCTCGTTGGCCAGGGTGTGCACACGGGCCGGGACGCGGTAGGACTGCTCCAGGACGGTGATGTGGCCACGGAAGGACAGAAAGCTCTTGACGTCAGCGCCTGCCCAAGTGAATACTGCCTGATCGTCGTCTCCGGCGAGGAAGACTCTTTTCGCCTTTTCGGCCAGGGCTTCGACCAAATTCCACTGTAATCGGCTTAGGTCCTGGGCCTCATCAACAATGAGGACGTCAAGCTCAGGCAGATGATCCGACTCGACCACGGCAAGCTCGAGCAGGTCGGTGAAGTCCAACAGGTAGTTGGCGTTCTTGTAATGACGATAAGTTCGCTCGACAAATTCGAAGTGATGCCACTCGATGTCCAGCCCACTTTGGTTGTAATGTTGGCGTAGATCAACCCCTCGAATACGCGCCAAGTTGATCTCGTTGAGTATTGGGTTGTCCGCCTTAACGAACGCCTCTTCATCGTCGGATGATAAGTTGAGTTCGATCCCGGCCTGCTGGGCAAATTCACGGTAGTTCTCCGCCTGCATGATGTCCTGGGTCCGCGTTCCAAGAACGTGGAAGGCCAGGGAGTGGAGCGTGCGGAAGTATGGGAAGTCCGTGCGCGGGTTGAGCTTGGGGAACTTCTGCACCGCCCGGTCACGCGCCTCGTGCGCTGCCTTGCGGGTGAAGCTGAAGTAGCCGATGCTGTGGGGCGATGTCCCGGCTCCGAGCTCGCGATCCACCACATTGAGCAGGTAGGTTGTCTTGCCTGCGCCCAGTTACGGTGGGCCGAAGATCTTATTGATCTCCGGCCCGGTCCCTCCAAAAGGTAATTTCACTCGTGTTTCCCGTGCCACCGAATGTGGCAATGTATGCGGGCGTGCTCCGCCTGCGTCATGACCTCCAGGTTGCTGGGGTCGTTGTTCCACTTGTCTCCGTCCTTGTGGTGGACGATTTCTCCTTTCTGCAGTGGACGGCCAAGCATCTGCTCGGCAACGGCACGGTGCATGTGTCGGCCCATGAGCTTGATGTAGTTTGCGCGGCTGCCCGTGTATCGTTCAAGACTCGGGTCGCGAAAAGAATTGCGACGACGCTGCTCGTCTGAATCCAAAAGACGGCTGTTGTGGCCGTTTATAAAGCGCAGAGGCTGGCCCTTGACTTGGCCGCGGTTGGTTCTGGTGCGGATGGCAATCGGCGCTGGCTGGCCGCATCCGCACTCACACAACTTGGTGAGCGTAGACATAGGTTTCCCTTCAAACCTACCCCTAATGAAGAGTTGGCCAGGCAGTAAGGGTGGCTGCTTTTCGCTCCGTCGAGCTAGGCCACCTATATCATAACGCGCCGACATGCTGGTACGCAACATCAGAACGGGCTCTCCTCGCGCTTGGTCTGCGTAGTGAACGGGGCGTCCTGCTTGTTGAAGCGGGGGATGCGCCAGCAGCGCACGGTCCGACCCTTGAGGAACAGACTGATGGGCTCACCGCCGATGTCGCGCATGCGCTGGGCAATCTTGGGGGTGGTCATCCCCTTGAAGTTGTTGCGCAGCAGGTGGGCCTCGAGGTCCTTCATGCGGAAATAGGTCTTGGCCTCATCGTCGTCGGTGTAGGGCCGACCCATGATGATCTCGTCGCGCTCCATCGCTTGCTGCATGTGAGTGCTGAACTCTTCGAGCAGGTCGCTGAAGCGGCCGGTGATGCTCGTGTCCTCGCTGGCCTCAGAGATCTGCTCCGTCTCCACCATCTCCTTCAGCAGGGCATTGAGCAGGTGCTCCCAGTCTTGCTTTCGCAGCGTTGGCGGGAGGACGTTGAGCTTCTCCACACAGGCCTTTTGGAAGGCAGTCTGCACAAACAGACTGTCGGTATCAAGTTCCAGGCGGCGGCCGTTAACGTCAAGAAACCACAGAGGCGGTTCGCTGGCGTACTTTGACAGGGAAGCGATCTGCGGAGCATCAGGGCCCGCGGAACCAATTCCGAACTTACGGGTACGACATAGTCCGCTGTTGCAGAAACTGTTGAGCGGGGCATCTTTGCATTTGTAGTTGTAGTCCTTCTTGCCGACCTGCTTGATGATCAGCTGGACTTCGTTGTTTGGCAGCGGCGGGCCAACATACTTGATGTTGTGTTCGACCAGCTTGTCCTCCCACGCGGCCGGGTGCGCGCGCTTCAGGAAGATGCCTACGTTGAACAGGGTATTGTTGCGACCGCCTTCCGGAATGCCTTGAGCACATAGCGCCTGTAGGCAAGGCGGCCCGTCCTTGATGGGCGCATCAGGCGCCTTCGGCGGATCAGGAAAAGCCGATATCGACTCCTGAACATTGGCCGCCCACAGGCCGTAGAACTCTTCAAGGGTGGCTGCCGAGCCGTCCGAATTGAATGCATAACGCGTCCCGTTATCACCGCCGAAGTACGGTAGGTTGAGGAAGTTGCCGGTATCTCCTCGGTCCACGAGGATCTCGGCTTGCTTGGGGAAGATCTCTCGCCCGGCCTCGCCCAGGAGCGCCGCGGCGTTTTTCAGGTAGCCCTGAAACTCACGCGCGGGCTGCGGCTCGCGGGTGAAGAGGAAGACGTGTGCGCCGCCGGACTTGCTGCGGCAGACCACCAGCGGCAGCTTGAGCTGCGCTATTTTTTCCACCAGTCCTCGATGGTCAAGAGGATACTGATCAATATCAATGCAACCCCAGATGCAAGTGTTGTCAGCACGAATAGGAATAATGCCCAGGGAAGGCTCAACACCATCAAGATGTTTTTCCCAAAGGTCGTCGGTTGGGGGTTTCCTAACCACCGTGGCCTGACCGGCTTGCTTGCCGTCGCCTCGTTCTGACTTGATCCGGTAGGTTCCATACGCGATGTCCAGGCCTGCAAAGATGGCTTTGAACCGGGTGATGTCTGTCATGCTGCTCTCTATGGAGGATGGGGGCGGCCGGTGCTGATCTCCGGCCTACTGGTGAGCACCTCGTCTGAGGAGGCGTCGAAACGGTGCCAGTGCGTATCCTCTTAGCGCATCAGCCTGCGCATTCGCCCCCAAAAGATTAGAACGGTGAATCGATAGGCGTACCGTTTTCCGTCTCGTGCTTGACCTTAACCTCGCCCGCACCAATCTGCGAAGCGAAGGCCTTGGCAGCCATGTACAGGGACTTGTCAGTCACGGGACCAACCTTCTCCACCTCCCAACCAAACCACTTGCCCTTGTCGTTGGACTCGGCCTGAGTCGTCAGACGGTACAGGTGGCTGTACATCGGAGGCGTGAACGGACCGTTGGCGCCCATGAGCTTGGCCGACATCATCATGCTGTTCCACTTGCGGCTCTTCTTGAGCTGCGTGGACTTCATGGTGACTAGGGCGGGCGCAGGTACGCCGTCCTCGTTGATCACCATCACGTAGTGATTGGCGGTGTTCTCGATGTAGTTGCCGTTGTCCAGGTAGTCCTTGTTGTCGCCCGGTTCGCGGTGCGTGCGGCTCAGGATGTCAGACGTGGCCGGGTAGATCGAGATGGGGGCACCACTGCCGCTGCCGCGCGGGGCCCATTCGATGTACTGGCGCACGTAGGCGCAGGGGATGACCATGATGCCCTTCTTGCCATCGTAGAGCTGGCTGCTCACGGTGTTGAGGACCATGCCGGGCATTGCCCCGTCGAGCTCGCCGACCTCGGGGGAGGTGTTGGTCAGCAGGCGTAGGAAGGGAAGAGCAAAGTCTTCCTGGCCCATGCCTTCAAACCCACTGTGGGCGTCTTGCTCAAAATCACTGGCCAGGGCCAGGGCGGTTTCTTGCTTCACTGCAACTTCGTTCTTAGCCATTTTCGTGTTTCCTTTTTCATGCGGACTTGATGGTTGCCTTCTGGCCGATGAACGCGCCAAAAAGCTCTTGCGGGAAAGCGTCGCCGCGTTCCACGCGCTCGCGAACCCACGCTTTGAGCGTTGCGGGTTCGATCTTCTGCGCTTGATCTACAGGGTAGTTCTTCTCGCGCAGCAGATTCAGTAGTTCCGCGCACAGGTCGTCTTCACCGCGACCGAAGCGCACGGAAACCGTGTTCTTGATGATGTCGTCGAAGCCGTGCTTGCGCAGCCACTCATAGGCTGCAGCGCGGTTCTCTTCCTTGATGGTGGCGCCGTAGAAGGGCTTGACCTCGATCTGACTGCCGTCAGACATGGTGAACTTCTTCATGCCCAACTCTTCGAGCTTGGCGGGGATCGCATCCTCTAGCAACTTGCGCTGCTGTTCCTTGCGCTCGCTCAGCACCTTGTCCAGGTCCTCGATCTCTTTCTCGAGTTCCTTAGCGCGCTTGGCCAGAGCACCGACCGACGACAGATCGTCGTCCTTGACGGTCAGGGCGTTGGCATCTTCTTCAAACAAACTGTTCAGGTCATTCATGACGCTCTCCTTTCTCAGTGGTATCCAAAACGATGGGGATGTACAGGCGCTCACGGCGATCCCACTTCAAAACCTTGAAGCGGCCGCCGTTATAAAACGCGGCTATCGAACACGCCAAGCCGATAGCCACGGGGTCCCCGGTCAGCAGCAAGAAGTCCTTGTCGCTGAATTCCATCAACTTGCGCTTGAGTGTGCGGATGGTGGGGGCCGTCGAAAAGGCGATCTGGGTTGTCGCGGGTAGCAACACCTTCAGCTCGCCGAACTTCATTGCCGCGGCGATGTCGTGATTCGGCATCTCCTGGACAACGAAGACAGAGGGACTTTGGTTCACGTTTACGCTCTCCTTTCTTGAAACGTGCAAACAGTGTACACTGCTTTCACGGGTCGTCAAGTACCCGCCACCAGAAAGGAAGAAAGATGGACCAAGACCTCTCGCGGTACCCGTACCGCAACCAGCCGTTTGCCCACCAAGCAGCGTACCTTCAACGCTTCTGGAAGCACCCTGTCGTCGCCTTGTTTGCGGAGATGGGCACGGGCAAGAGCTTCATGCTCATCAACAACGCAGCCCTGCTCTACGACCGCGGCGATATCAACGGGATGCTGATCGTGGCACCCAAGGGCGTGTACCGCAATTGGTACAAGTCCGAACTGCCCAAGCACATGCCCGAGCACGTGTCGTACAAGATGGCCTGCTGGTCACCGTCACCGCGCAAGGCGGAGAAGATGGAGATGGAGGCCATGCTCAACTACGTCGATGGCCTGCGCATCCTGATCATGAACATCGAGGCCTTCAGCACTGAGAAAGGCGTGACCTTCGCGCGCACCTTCCTGCGCGTGACCAACAGCTTCATGGCCGTGGATGAGAGCACCACCATCAAGACGCCCAACGCCAAGCGCACCAAGAACATCATCAAGGTGGGCCGCGAGGCGCGGTTCAGGCGCATCGCAACGGGCTCCCCGGTGACGAAGAGCCCGCTGGACCTGTACGCCCAGTGCGAGTTCCTGAGCGCCGACTGCCTGAACATGGCCAGTTACTACGCCTTCCAAGCACGGTACGCGGTCCTTGTTGAACGCAGGATGGCCACGCACACGTTCAAGCAGATCGTCGGCTACCGGCGCCTGGATGAGCTGCAAAAGCGCCTGGACAACTTCTCGTTCCGCGTGACCAAGGAAGAGTGCCTGGACTTGCCCGACAAGGTCTACACCCGCCGCGAGGTGGAGATGACCGCGGAGCAGCGCAAGGCGTACGACCAGATGAAGCTCATGGCTCTGTCTGTGATCGATGAAGGCATCGTGAGCACCAACAATGCCCTGACGCAGTTGATGCGCTTGCACCAGATCTGCTGTGGCCACGTCAAGCTCGACGATGGCAGCGAGGTGGACTTCCCCAACAACCGCATCGATGAGCTCTTGGCTGCGCTCGAGGAAGTGGACGGCAAGGTCATCATCTGGGCCAACTATCGCAAGGACATCGAGCGGATCAAAAACCGCCTGCAGCACGATTACGGCATGACGTCCGTGGCGTCCTACTACGGCGACACCGAGGCTGAGGAGCGCCAGGAGATTGTCACCCGCTTCCAGGACCCGGGCGACAGTCTGCGCTTCTTCGTAGGCAACCCCCGCACTGGCGGCTACGGCCTGACCCTGACCGCTGCCAAGACCGTCATCTACTACAGCAACAACTTCGACCTGGAAGTACGCCTGCAGTCCGAGGACCGTGCACACCGCATCGGCCAGACCAGCAAGGTGACCTACATCGATCTCATCACCCCCGGCACGGTAGACGAGCACATCGTCAAGGCCCTGCGCAACAAGATCAACATCGCCAGCGCGGTGCTCGGCGAGCAAATGAAGGAGTGGCTCATCTAATGCAACTGATCCCTATCCGCAAGAAGTTCCAGTACCAACATCTGGATCGCAACGACAGCCCCAACGGCCGCACCTACGGCCCTGACCGGCTGCCCAGTGTCACCACCATCCTGTCCGCGACCAAGGACAAGACCGAGCTCAAGGCTTGGGCCGAGCGCGTGGGGCAGGAAGAGGCTGATCGCATCCGCAACGAAGCGGCTACGGTGGGCACGCACATGCACAACGTGGTGGAGCGCCTGCTGCTCAATCGCCCGCTAGAAGTGCCCCGCACGTGGCTGGCCGTCAAGGGCTACTGGATGGGTTACAAGCTCATCGAGACGTTCTTCCCGAACGTCCAGGAAGTCTGGGGCACAGAGATCCCGCTGCACTACCCCGGGAAGTACGCTGGAACCTCTGACTGCATCGGCGTCTACCGTGGCGCAGAGTCAATCATCGACTTCAAGCAGACCAACAAGATGAAGCAGCGGGGCTGGATTGAGGACTACTTCATTCAGTTGGCCGCCTATGCTGCGGCGCACAACGTGGTCCACGGCACCAATATCCGCCAGGGCATCATCCTGATGGTGGCCCAGGACGGGGAAACCAAGGAGTTCCTAACATGTGGCCGCGAGTTCGACGGCTACATAAATCAGTGGATGCGGCGCGTTGATCAGTACGTCGCCCAAAAAGAAGCCCCGGGGGTACCGGGGCTTAAAGACTCATCGTCTACAGGAGAAACATAGACACAACTACTGCGAGCTACCCCGCGGTTCCATGATACGCCCGCGCCGCGGGCCGTCAACCCTTTTTCGCAGCTCGCATGTTGTCAACAAGGTTGGGATAAGGCCGCCCAGCGGCCTTGGCCATCTTTTTGGCCGCCGCCTTCTTGGCAGGCGTCAGCTTCTTCGGCGCACCCAGGCCCTTGGGGCGGGGCTTGTCCCAGACTTCCTTCTTCATTTGAGGTTCCTCAGTTTGTACAGGGTGGATAGGTACGTTTCGATGGCTGTGTCGATCAGGTTCTGCAACGGGGAATCTTCCTTGTCGCAGGCCATGTAGCGCAGCTTCTCGATGTCCTCCATATGGGACTCGAGCACGTCCGCAATCTCGGTCTTTTCTCCGTCATCCGTCAAGATGGGGATGTCATTAATGACGTAGTAACGGCCCTGGTAAGCCTCAGCGATGGCATCCGCGTTGTCCACGATCTCGTCGTAGAACGAGCCCAGCGCCACGTGCTGCGAATAGCTCTTGGTTTTCCAATGCGCACGGTGGGCCATGTCCCGGCTCAGGAACATGATGGCCAGAAGTTGTCCGATAGCCATGGTTTATCGTCCTGGGGTAGGTGATTGAGATTGCCTTGCCTGAAGCATCGCACTGAGCGGGTCATTTGGGAACAGGCTCATATACATTTGAGCAGCAGTCGGCCCCGTTGGTTGCGGGGTTACCGCAGGCAACCTACCCGGCAACTGGCCACCGGTTCCCCTAGACGGCGCAGCCGGGGGCAGCGGGCGATTAAGGAATGCAGGAGGTACAGGGGCGGGGGCAGGCGCGGGCCGCGGTTCACGGCCTGCTTCCTTGGCCACATCTGCAGCCTCCGCCTTCAATGGCACTACCCGTTGGGGCAGATATGCGGTGGGGCTGATGCCAATCTTGCTAAGCTGGGCTGCGGCCGTGGCCGCTTCTTGGGGCGTACCGACCTTGACAACGCTGCTGGCAAACTTCGGGTCTTCCAGGGCTTTTGTGAAAATGCGCTGGTACAAGCTGTTCTCAAGACTGCCAGCCAGTCGCACCATCATGGCCAGTGCACCGGTGGTGGGGTTGATACGACCCACAGCCGCCTCGCGGGCGGTGGTGGTCAGCCACTGGATGCCCGAGCCAAACATGCGCCGCAGCGTGTCGTCCAAGGACTCGAACGCCGGGATCTGCCCAGTGATGTCTGCAAAAGCGTTGACCCGGCGCTGCAGGTCAGCCAGGGTCTTGAGGTTCTCAAGATGTTTGGTGTCCTTGAACAGGACCTGCAGAGACTTTTCATTCCTGTCAATGAAGATCTTGAGCGCCCCTCCGCCCTGGGTGCCCTCAGTAGCCACGTCATAAACAGCTCGCCGCAAAGCGGCAAGGTTCTCCGGGTCCTTGCCGAACTGGTCCACCAGCACCCGCATCTTGGCGGGATCCTTCAGGGCCTGTTCAAGCGAAGCGCGAGGGTCCGCATCAGGGCGCGCTGCCTTGGTAAGGATCTGATCAAGTTCGTTGTTCGTGGCCTGGGTCTTACGCTGATCCAACTGACCTAGACGAGCGATGAAATCGTCGGCCATCTGCAGCTCATCCTGGAAACGCTGCTGAATGTTGGCAGGCAACGCATCCACGATGTTTTGATTCTGGCCCAACACCTGACGCATCTTGCGGGGATCAACAAGGCCGTCCTTGTCCACCACGTTCTTGCTGCGCAGCCAATCCATGGCGCCGCGTTGAAGCAGGCTTTCGCCTTCTGCAGTGCCCTGCAGGGAAGTTTGGAGCTGCCTGAGATTCCCTGCATTGCTAAAGGACCGGCGCATCAAATCTTCGTTGGGCAACAGGTATTCGCCCTTCGTTGTTTCGCGCGTAGTCAGTAGGGGCAGGTTCTTTTCGAACTGCTTGCGATAAGAATCCAGCGCGCTCTTGAGTGCGTTAGCCTGCTCTCGATCTACTACGCTGCCCAGCACCAGCTTCTCGATGTCGTTGTAGACCGCGTCGCCGGTGTCAAGGAATCGCTGTGCATCCGTCACCCGTGCACGGCCACGGCTCATGGCCGCGTTGTAGCGAGCCAGAGAATCGTTGCGGAAACGGATGGCTGCTTGGATGTAGTCCAGAGCCTCGGGCAGGTTCAAGTCAACGCCCGTGGCCTCTTCAGCCAAGCGCGCAGCATCTTCTTGAATTTGCTTCGGGTTGATATAGACCGGCTTGCCCGGCAGACCGGTGGCCACGGCCACCTGACCTTCCTTCATGGTGGCCACATCGATACCAGCTTGGCGCTGCAGATTCAGTTCGCGAGCAAGCTGGTCGGCGACCTTCTTGGACGTGCCCTTCTTGGTGAACAGGGCTTTGGCATTCTTCAGCGTCAGGTCGTACAACTCGGGCGGCAGCTCGCGGCCCCCGGCCAACTCGTCGTCGATGGCCTTCTTGATTAGGATGTCCAGGTTTTCGGCTGCAGCCCTATCACGAGCAATCTGCTGAGTGCGAACGAAGTTGTCGAGCAGCCGCACCGGCTCAGGTAACCCTGCACGCAGAGACGGGCGCTCGATCTTGTACTTCTCGATGATCTGCTGCGCTTGGGCCTCGATGTTCTTGGCGGGAAACAAAGACTTACCGCCTTCCCGCGTAGGCATCGGCAGCCCCTCGGGACTCGTACCAACACGCAAGCCCAGGCTGTCCAAAATCATTTGCCGTTCTTTGTTGCCCATCTCCATGTTGGCCATGAGCACGCCACGCAGCTCATCGTTGAGCATGTCCAGGTTCTGCGGACCCAGGCGCTCAGAGACAGCCATGACTTCTGCTTCAGTCAAATCCTTCTTCTGCTTTGCAAGTGCCTCGAAGAAGCTCTGGCGGTCTTGTTGAGCGGCTGTGAAAGCGTCTGCGACCTGCTTTCGGGTGTCCGGTGCAAAGGTGTTGAACAGCTCGTCGAGCTTGCGCTGGTTCTCAGAGATACGGTTCTTGACGACACCGATTTCCTTGGGCCCCAGTTGCTTGAGCAACTCTGCCTTGCGCTCCAGCAACGGCGCATAGAGAGTGCGCTCGGCAGCGTCAAACATGAACCCGGCTTCCGCGATCCGCGGATCGGCCAGCGCGTTGTCCAGAAGACGCAGTGCCTCTTGCGCCTCCTTGCTTTCGTTGATGGGCCCGAACACCTGCGCCAGCTTGCGCTCGGCATTCTTCATCAACAGCTTTGGCACAACGCGAACCACCGGCATCTGATAGATGCCGGGCAGGTCCTTGAGGATACCGCTTTCGATCTCCCCCAGGTTCGCAGAAGCCGCCTGCATTTTGTTCTTCGCAAATCGAGCAGCTTGGACGCTGGGCAGATATGAGATGGCCGCGGGCAAGCCAAGGAAGGCCCCCATGGGCAGCAGGTCCTTATAGATCTGCTTGTAGGGATCATTAGGGTCTACTGTTTCTTCGACCGCTTGACGGAATCCTTCATACGCTGCACCAAATGCAACGTCCGTTGCCAAAGCTGCCTTAGGGTATTTTTGAATGAATGAAATAGCGTCATTTGCAATCCCTTTCAAAACGCCTGCGCCGGGTTCGGCCGCTTTCACCGCCGGTGCTTTCAGAGCAAAGGCCGCAAGAACTCCTGTGATTGGCAGTCCCGCAGACGCACCCTCGCCAGTGGCTCGAGCAAATCGCTCTCCAATGTTTTTTGGGGCCTGTTCTCCACGATTAAAGAACTTGGTGAACTGAAAAGTCTCGTCATCACTCAGGCCAAGACCCTTACCAATTGCGCGTTGGGCAGCATCGGGAAGCGCAAACAGGCCCGCGTTGAACCCCCAAGAAAAGTTCTTGACCAGATCAGTGACGCGCTGGGCCCCCGTCGTCTCAACCTCCTGCGACCGGGGCGTGGCTTGCCGAGCCTGTGAGGGGCTGGAAACAGGCTGCGGCTCTGCCCCACCAACTTTTTCACCCGTCGCAAGGTCGTAGTAGGCCCCGGATGCGTCTTTGATGATCATGATTTAACGGCCTTGAAGGATGTCCGCGGGGGATGCCTTGATCACATTTCCATTGGGCATGCGGATGTAGACGCCTGCATCTGGCGAACGCACTTTACCAATTGTGTTCCGCAGCCACGTGTCCATGATCTTCTGCTGATCGGGGTCAGTTGGGTAGACAAACGGGTCGCTCGGCGTCCCCAGGTTGGGAGTACGCATTACATACTCATCTCTGACAAGACCTGCCTGATTGAGAAGTGCCATGCGGGCATTCAACAACTGTGTCTTCTGGCTTTGAATGCCTGCAGCCGCAATCTCCGGGTTGCTAAGGAAGCCCACCGGGTTGATGAGCCCCTCATAAATGTCGCGGGCCCACTTTTCCTCCTGCACTGACACTCGGCCGTCGTTATTTGCCGCCGCAATTCCTTTGCTAAGCCCACTAACAACTCGGCCCATTGCCGTAGAGGCTTTTTCCAGATCAACGCTAGGAGGAGCTAGCCCACCGGTCATGGGAACAATAAATTTGTTGTACTTGTCAACGAAGAACGCCCCGGGACCGTACAGGTTCTGTACGATGGACTCTGCCTCTTCTAAGGCCTGCAAGGAATTGTTGATGCTAAGAAGGCTTGCGCTAATCTTCTTAAACTCTTCCGGCGTTGACGCTAGGGGAGTAGGCGAAGGTCCGCGATTGACAACAAACGGATTGTCTGTGTCTTTCAATGTAAATCGATTAGGGGCTTCGTTCGTACCAAGAGCGGCCTTGAATGCGGGATCGTCGGGATCGTACTTTGCACCAATGTAGCTCCCATCCTTCGTTTTCTGAATACGAACACCAAGCCCCACGTTTTCGGTGACGACGTTACTTTCACCAAGTTTCTTGACCAGCTCCGCTTGGATACGGTTGCGGCCCTTGATCTGCTCAAGCAGTTCGGCCTGTGCGTACTTGTCCTGCTCCGAGATCGTGTTGATTGCCTGACTGAGGGCAGCGGCCTTGATCTTGCCCTCCTGCTCCTTGGCCTGGGCAGCGATGGCAGCGAAGCCTCGGGGCAAACCAGAAGCAGCCTCGGCTAGCGCCATGCCAACAGAACGCTGACGGCTCCCGGCAAACTTCAATCCTGCATCTGCCAACAGCAACAGCGCATTGACCTTGGCCGATTCCTTGTCCTCGCCAAGGATTTCCTTGTACAGCGGTGCAAGCTCCTCGTACTCTTTCTTGGTCCGCTCCGCACGGGTCAAAGGCTTGGGACGTGCAGCGGCTTCACCAAACGCTTGCGGCAATGCGGCCTCTTCTTTGGCCGCATCTCGAGCTAGAACCTGCTTAATGAAATCGCCCATTTCATCGCGAGAGGCTTCTGGGGCAACAGCAGCAGGGCCGGGAGCCCCGGGCCGCGGTCCACCCAACCCGGTTCTAGCGGCCTGTGATGATTGCACCCGCTCCATTCCCTGCAGGTCCTGGATCAATTGCTCGTTGGTGCGATCAGACAAGAAGGGCATCGGAATGCTGCGATCCTTGTCCTGGTAGTACATCTGCTCGTAGGCTTTCAAAAGCTGAGCACGCTCCAAATCCGCCTGAGGAGCGCCATCACGCATCAGACCTGCCACGCCAAGACCACCAATACCGCCAACAGCCGTACTTGCTCCAGGCATGAAACGCCCCGCGAGCTCCGTGGCCCGCGGACCGGCCAAGTTGGCCATGTGTTGAGTCAGCGTGGGGTAGGAGATGGTTTGCTCGGCTGTAAACCGACCGCCTGGGCCACGGACGTTTTCAAACACAGGCCGGAAGGTCTGCGGAAAACCTTGGGACAAGAAACGCCCCGCGGCCGCATTCGCGGCCGTTCCCATGCTGCCCAAGGAGCTCGCCTTATCGCCCAAGTACTGAGCGGCCCGCGTCAGTGGAGTGACGAACGCACCAACCGCTGCCCGCATCGGAGGCAGGCCATCAGGCGTCGGCGGAGCCTGTTCAGCCCCGCCCTGGGAAAAAGGGGCGATGCCGCCCTCCGGCGGCATGCCTTGCGGCGCCATTTCTGGGGGCATCATGCCGGGGGGCATCATGTTCGCTGCTTGCGGCAGCGCACCGATCCCGCCTTGCTGCTGTTGGGCAAGCTGAGGCTGCAGCATCGCAAGCACCTCAGGCGGCGTCTCATACGCCGCTTCCTCGCCAACCATCTGAGCCAGTTCCATGTAACGGGCGTCCACCGAGCGCATATCACCGCGCAGGGTGTTCATCAGAATCTCAGGGTTCTGGGGACTACGCGCCATCGGAGGCATGTCTTCGTAGTTCTGGTTTTCCAGATCCTCGATTTCCTCGTCCTCGAAGCCTTCCATGATGCCGCTGTTGCGAGCCGCCTTCGACAACGGCATCGAGAACATGGCCCGCTTGAGAATTTCTTCTTTCATCACGATTCCTTAGAGGATCCCGGGAATTTTGGAAGCGGCCGCTGCGGCGCTCACCCCTGCGATACCCAGACCAGCGATCTGTTGGAACGGGCTGGCTTGTGCCTGCGTCTGCTGCGTCATCGCCATCTGCGTGGTCGGCGCGCCTTTGTAGATGTCCGACAGGAAGCCAAACATCTGCATCGGCTGCATGCTCTGCTGCAGTTGGTTCTGGCGCTGTGCATCCAAAACGGCCTGCTGCTGACGCTGTTGCTGGGCACCAATGTTGTACAGGAAGTTCACGTCCTGCTGACCCAGGCCCTGCTGTTGAGCTCCCAGTGCAGCAAGTTGGCTGCCAAGGGCGGCCTGCTGGCCACCCAAAGCGCCCAGGCCCTGTGCCAACTGTTGGCCAATGCCGAACTGCTGGCCCGCCAGACTGCCGATACCCTGCGCCAAGCCCTGACCCAGTTGAGATTGCTGGCCATAAATGTTGCCCAGTTGCTGTGCTCGCTGTAGCCCAAGCTGGGCGCCCTGCAGACCATACTGACCCATCATTTGCTGATTGGCCAGAGCGGCTTGCTGCTGTACTTGTTGGTTGGCCTGGGAGGCCTGCAGACGAGCGGCTTGCTCTTGATTGAACTGCTGCTGAGCCTGTTGGAAGGCTGACTGCAGACCACGAGTCTGGATGTCGCCCATCTGCGTGGCCAGATTGCGGTTGCGCTCAGCTTCCACAATCGCCTGACGGCTGCCGCCAAAGGCCCCTGCACGTGCGAACTGCGCCGCCTCTTGCTGACGGGCAATATCCGACTGCCGCTGCGCTTCGCGCTTCTCGATGTCCAGCACATTCTGCATGTACGGGGACATGTACGAGCCTGCGGTGCCCGGGGCCACAAAGGACTGAGTGGAGATGTCCCCTGCTGCGGTGGCCAAGGGTGCTGCGCCAAGTTGCGCGCCCCGGACCATTTGCGCTGCTTCGCCCATCGATTGGATAGGGGAAACCGCCTGATTCAGAGCATTTTGCGCTGCCAGGAACTGGCGACGGGTGTCTGCACCCAACAGCGCCTCAACGCCACGGCCTACCACCTCCTGGCCACCCATCACGCCTTGCGTGGCCGCACTCATGTAGGGCTGGTACGCGCCAATGCCCATGCGGGCCGCTTCCATCGCCCGGACTTGGTCCGGGGAGAAACCAGCAATCTGGTAGCTGGGGGTGAGAAACCGACCTTGTTGCGTTGCTGTGGTGATGGCATCGACTTGCGCCTTTGCCGCCTGCATCAGCGCAAGTTTCTGCGCCTCAATTTCTGGCGCTTCGCGGACGAATTGGGTCTGGATATCGGTTGCCATCTTTAGCCCCGTGATGCGTTACGTTCGAGTTGATGCATGAGCGCATACATCTTCTTAGCTCCTTTGCGGCGGTCACCACCCCCTGCCCCACGGACAGCCTTAGCGGTCATGACAAATTCGCCGTCAGAAAGCATCGCAGGGATGGAATCGGAAGTCTCGGTCCCCGGTCCGTCGATTTGACCCGTGCGACGAGGATATCCGCCTGCGGCCAAGGAAGCAATGCCTCCCATGTTTCTTTGGACAACGCCGCCAGTTGGTGTCTTGGGAATAGTCGAGATACCACCAGAGGAGGCCACGGGCCGCGGAGCGGCAACCGTGACACCAATATCCCCTGCAATCTTGCGAACCTGCGCCTCAATCTCAGGGATGGTCAGGCCGCTGTCCCGCCAGTGCTTCAAACCACCGGACTCAGCATCGCGGTTCAGGACGCGACGGTAGATGTCGTTGATTTGCTGCTCACGCTCGTTCGTGACTGGGGCGGCAGCGTAGTCATATCCCACCGGAGCCGTAGACGAAATGGTCACGGGCCGCGAGACGTCAGCCACCGGCACATTCTGGGGAATAGTCAGCGGCACGCCGATATCACCGGCGATTTTGCGGATCTGAGCCTCGATCTCAGAGATCGACAAACCGGAGCCCGCCCAGTACTTCAGGCCTGCCGTCTCCGCGTCGCGGTTGAGGATGGAGCGGTACAGGTCGTTGATCTGGCGCTCACGATCCGTTGTAAGTGCCGCTGCCGAGTAGTCGTAGCCCGCCGGAGCCGTGGACGAAATGATGATGGGCTTGGTTGGCTCCACCGCCGCCACATTCTGGGCAGCAATCCGAGGCAGGCCGGAAACCGGGTCGGCAGGAGCCCTTGGGGGCGCCGGCGGAATCGTTACCGTAATGGGCTTGACCACCGCCTCGGGCGCCGGGGCCTGGGCAGCCGCCTGCTGTGCCAAATACCGTTGCCGCTCAGGAGACGCCAGCATCATGCCGCGGATGTCTTCCATCGACAGGTTGTACTGGGGGCTGCCAAATGCCATCAGGCCCGCTACATCAGGATCGCGGCCCAAGAGGCTGCGGTAGCTGCCTTCGATCTCTGCCAGACGCTCCCCAGTGGGGAACTGCATCGGGGCACGCCGGGGCATGGGGGACGGAGGCATGACCGTGGCCCGGGCCTCAGCAGGAACCAGCGAGGCATAAGGTGCAGTCGTGTTGTACGGGGCTTCCACGCTGGGCAGCGACGTCACCGGCTCGTTGCGGCGCGTTTGGGGGTTGTACTGGTAGCCGCCCAACAGGCCCTGATTGACCACGCCGTAGTACATGTTCTGCGCGGCGGGAGAGTACATGTTGTAGCCGCCGGTAGCGGGCGTTGCCACTTGGGTAAAAGGCGCCGCGGCCACACCTACTTGGCCCACGGGAGGAGTAGGCGCTACGGCAGGGGCGCCTGCTGCCGTGCCCACCAGCGGGGTCTGCAGGCCGGCTTCTCGGCCAATCGTGGTAGCCGAAGGCAGCACATTACCGCCCTCTTGAAAATGCTGAACCTCTCCACCATGGGCGTAGCGGGGGGGAGGGACTGGAGGAGCCGGCGGAACGACAGATCCGCCGTAATAAGTCACGCCGGGGAGGTTTTGGAGATAGTACAGATACGGGTTTTTGGCAAGCAAGTCTTGCGCGGAACCCGGGCCACCGGTGAAGAGGTCCGAGTACGGGGACTTGACTTCGCGCTGCTGGAAACCGCCAGCCAGACCCATGATGCCTAAACCAGCAGCAGTCATGGGGCCGTATTTGGCAAACATGCCGGGCATCGCCTGTTTGTAGGCGGCTTGGTAAGCCGCTTCCTTCATGGCAGGCGTGGCATCAGGCAGGCGTTGAGTAAGGGACGTAATTGCCTCGCGCCCCGCCTTTTCAGCCGCAGGAATTCCTTGCGCCTCAATCCCCGAGGGTGAAAGATACTGGGTGTAGAGTTCTTTTGCCTTGCCCAAGAAATCAGTGGGTGCCCCCTGCCCGAACCCCTGGCGCATCGCGCTTGACACCTGCGTGGCAGTCTGCGGAGTGCCCGCTACTTGAGCGGCCGCATCACGAGCCGCGACTGAGCTGAGGTCTACCGGGGGTTGCACCCCAGAAACGGTGGGAACTACGGAAGCTGCAGGAGCAGCACCAGGGGCCGCCACTGCAATGTCTCTGCCGACATTCGGGGCCATGATGTTGGCCGCCGTTGGTGCACGAGTCCCCGCGCCCAGGTCAAGGCGTCCCGCAAACTCAAACGGAGACGCGGCCGGGGGCATCGCCGAAACCATGGGGGCGGAGGTGGGAGCAAACCGGGCCCCGGCAAACGGATCCACAGCAGACGGAAGAGTCGGCATGGCGGGGGCGGAGGGAAGGGTCGGCAACGGCTGCGAAAGCGGTGCCGAAGACAGTGGAGTAGCGCCCGCTCCAGCGCCGGCCCCAGCACCCGTGGTCCCCGCTGCACCCGCAGCAGATTCAGCTCCGCCCGCGGGAGTCGGACCCATGCCGGTGAGGCCCTGCATGGCGCCTGCGGTGAGGCCACCGATAGCACCGGCCTTCAGGGCGTCGCGCAAGTTACCGCCAGCAAGCAGGGTGGTTCCCGCTCCAGCGACAAAACCGCTGACCCCAGCAACTGCCATCGGGGAACTGAGTGTTAAAAGTTGGGCGGCAGCAGGACCCGCCACCATAAACAAAGCAGTGCCGATGACCAACTTGCCTACCGTGCTGCCAGCAAACTTCTTGATGGCCTTGCCGATGCGCTTGAAAATGTTTGCGAACTCCGGCAATCCGGTCACAGGGTTGATGGTCCCCGAGCCGCCGCGCTTCTTCAGCATGCGGGCTTCAGCAGGCGTGATGTGCGCCAGCATGGTGTCGCCGTTGCGGCCATAAGAAGCCATGGCCTTGGCAATAGGCTTGAGCTCAGCAATCCCGCCCTTGGCAAAGGCCTGGGGACCGGCGGGTTCTCCACGAAGTTGCTCAATAGCAAGGTTCAGAGCACCAAAAAGCTCAGCGTCGAACTCCTCCGGCAGGATGTCCTCAGTGACACCCTGGGCACGATATTTTTCCTTAATGGCTTCGTAGTTCTCAGGGTTTGCCAGCACCTCGTCGATTAGGCGGTCAAGCAGATCGAGAATTTCGGGCGGAACATCCAGTTCGCGCAGCTCTGCCGTGAACTCGGCAACTGCTTGCGGATCGACCTGGGAAGCGTTTGCCAACAGTTCGTCAGAGACCTCCTTAGGGGACAAGTTCTGACGCATCTGATCAACCACGGCCATTTGGTCGGGGCTGATGGCCGCTGATGCCGCTTGTTGGCTCATTTCTGGCAAAGCCATGATCCCTTGTTGAGCAGTGGCCATGATTTATCCCGAGAAAAAGGTTGAAGTCATTTTATTGGGTCAAGTCCCAGAAAGCGATAGTGCCGTAGCAGTCGCCTTGCGGAGTTGCAGAATCCACCGTGCGGATGGCAAGCGTCAAGACATCACTGGCCCCGGCCAAGGACACGCCCAACTGCAAAGCCCAGTTGTAACCGGCGGGGTCAACCAGGGGCTGCGTGCCACCAGAGCCGCTTGAGGACACATAGTCCGTCTGCACCAGGGTGCCGCCCGTTATGGCTGTGGCAGAGGTATCCATCTCCACGTTGGCATCCGATGGAACGGCTGACCACGAAGCACCAGTTAGCGTTCCGTTCAAGAACAAGCCAACTTCATAGTTCTGGCTCGTGATGGGGAGCAACTGCATCCGGCCAGGGAGCACCACTGCACCAAGCGCCGTAGACGCCAAACGGATCGATACAACCGGCTTGAACGTCAGTTGGATGTTGCTGAGTCTGGTCGTGCGCCGCGCCAAGTGGCTAGGGGAATACTGCTCGTAGCCGCCCTCAGAGATGACCGTTGAGCAGATGTGCTTCATGCTCGCGGTAACGGCGTTTGATAGGTTCTTGATCTCGTACCGCACCGGCAGGATGGCCGTGGTCATGTAGACCGAGCCGATCTCGTTGGCGTTGTTGAAGGTATGGCAGACGATGTACTGGCCGTTGATCACGAACCCAGTACGCACCGAGCCCACACCCAACCACTCAAAGTCACACCAGAAAATCTGCGTCTTGCTTGGATCAAGCGTGTAGCCTGATGCCCCGGTGCCGTCCAACTTGTCGCCGTTCCAGGCAGACTGAGGAATCGAGCGGATGTCGCTTGGCGTCCCCGGCGTGGGCAGAGAATCAGAGCGCATGACCATCGACAGCGTGGTGCCGTTGGCCTCAAAGAACACGCCGTTCTGGGTGTTGAAGTACCCCACACGCTGACGGATGTTGGCTGTGGGCGTGTTCATGGCAAAGGTGGCAAGCACCAACAGCCCCTTGCCCGGTTGGTAGGACATAGAGCGGAACGTCTGCCGCACTGCTTCGGAGTTGGTGGTCGCCGCCACCGACATCTGCACCGTAGATTCGTTGCTCAGGAACGTGGTGGATGCGCCGTTGACTGTGCTCGTGTCGAACTGATTGTCTGCAGCGTAGCGTTGCTGTGAATCAAAGAGCGTGTAGGGCTGACTGACCCGCAGCCGCCCAAAGGCATCCGTGTTGGTGCCTCCAATAGAGATTGGGATGGGGGATGGTGTGGTCACAATTTGCCTCAGCAGTGCGTCCAGACGGTTGAAGTACAGACGCAGGACGTTGTTGAACTGCTCGTGGTAACGCGACTCGTAGTCCCGTGGGGCCAGAGGCAGGTTGGGAGGCGCAGGGACGATTGCATCTTCAATGATGAAGCTCATCTACGGCCATCCTGACGAATGTCGATCCGCGGTGCGCCAAGCTGCCACGTCGTGCCAAGTTGGTTGGAGTCGATCTTGAAGATCATTTGCCGCCCACGCACACGGGTATAGATCTGCCCGGTGAACTCCTCGGTAATCACGTACGTGTTGCCTCTGACCACCGGCTTGCCTGAGCTGTCCACGGCCCCGGAGCCAGAGTTGTACAGCCCGTAGAGCGTCATGTTGACCGTGGCACCGCTAGCGGTGGAGTTCTCAAACGTAATGTCGGGCAGCATGCGCCACACGAACCCGAAGTTGTGGCCATCGCCGATGTCAAACTCAGACGACGAAATGTTGGCGCTGATGGCCGTCGGAGTTCCGGTCTGATTGTCGTCAATGCCCTGCTCGTGGTTGACGACGTTATTGCTGTAGGTTGCCGCCATCGGGTATTCGCGAAGGCCCGAATCAAGCCACGCGGTCCGGGCCATCGTGCCGTAGTACCAGATGCGCTCAAGGTAGTTGTAGACCACATAGCGGTCCACCGTCGTGGAGCCCGCGGAGCAGTAGAACCACCAGACCTCGTTGAAGCCCTCGTTCGTGCCAGCAAAAACCTGCCCCGCCTGCGAAGCGTTGAAGTTGCTGAACACGTAGCGGCGCACATCGCAAGGCAGCGTCTGCACGCGACCGTCGTAGGCGTAGAACTTGTCCACGCCCATCCAATAGACCACGCCAGAAGCAATCACAGCCGCGTTCTGGCTCAGAATAGAAATGTTGTCGCCTAGTAGCTGGGTACCCCACACAATCGGCGGCCCCAGGTACTGCAGTGAGTACAGCGCGGAGTCGGTGAACACCACAACTTCCTGACGAGCCTGTACAACGGTCACGATTTCGGAACCGTGCGACACGCGCACGCTCCCCGCCTGATTGGTGGCCGCAGGCGTCCAATCAACTGCATCTTCCTGCGCTGACCAGCGGATCAGCATGGGATCCAGAGCAGCGGAGCCATAGTCGTTGCAACCGAACGAAAACACGAACCGGTTGATGTCCGACACAAAGACGATGTTGTTGACGGTCGGCACGTCTGACGCACCGGACAAAGAAGACAGCGCCACTGCGCGGGTGGTGACACCTGCCGAGTTGTCCCAATAGTAGATGCCGCCTTTGCGCGGGGCAAAGATCAAGTCCTCGCCAAAGTTGGCTTGGCTCCACAGGCGGATTGAGGTCTGGGTCGTGCTCGGCGTACCGATGCCCCAACTGCCCGTCCCCCAAGTGCCCGCGCCCCAGCCTGTGATGGGAATTTCAGTGGCGGGTCCGACGTTGATTTGATATGCCGCGGAAACAGCTGAGCCGCCCGTTGCGCCTGCCGCAACAACCGAAGGCGTGGTGATGGTGTAGGTGTTGACGCCTGTGACCGTGATCTGAAACTCTGCGTTCAGCACCGAAGCATAAGTGCCCGTGACGCCGCTGAAGGTCACAAAGTCGCCCGTGATGCCGCCATGCGAGTTGGCCGTCACCGTCACGGTGGTGGTGCCGTTACCTGTAAACGGATCAGTGCCAAGTGTCGCCGTTGCGCGCAGCGGCGTGATGTCGTAATACTCGCCACCACGCTCGATGTAAAACTTCAGGTTGGTGCCAAGGCCCAGCAGGTTCTCGCTTTGTAGCGTCACCCAGTTCCACATTGAACGGCAGACGCCCAAAAAAGTGTTGCCCGAGATCCGTTGCCACCCGCCAATCCTTTCGGGGGTGCCTTGGCGGAACCGGACCTTGTCGCAGTCATACCACCCGCCTTCGGTGGTGTACCGCGTGTTCTCGCGGTTGACTCCGGGCTTAAACAGGATTTTCTGGAGCGGCATAGCGGTATTTTCCTGTCAAGACAGAAAAAGGGCAATCTCGGCTTCACGGCGTTTTACCAGACCCGGCAGGACTTTGCCACCACCCATCGTCCACTGGCGGAAGGCGTCTGCCGCCCCGCCCCAGTCGTCCCGGTTGGCCCGCATCCTGATCTGGCTGCGCTGAAGGTTGCCTAGCCCTGCATTAAAGGCAAAACTGACCAGAGCGTCAAAAGAGCCTTGACGGCCAGATACGCCGGGAACAAGTCGAAGAACACCACGTTCAAAAGTCCCGACATCATCACGGAATAGTTCGTCGATCTCCGTCTTAGTCC